CCTTGTTACTAATATTTATTACTTTAAAAACTCATCAATTGATAAATCGTAGTATAATGAATGTATGCGGTGTATGCCGATAAGATAGAGCACATAGCTTGCTACGCTCGATCCGCGACCTACACCCCATACTATATTATTACTACGCATTGTATCTACCAAATACTTTAAGTATTTTAGCAGAATAAACAAATCGCGTTCTTGAAATTTAATCAATTCTTCACCTGCCCGCTGCAATTCTGCTTCAGTTTTGCATTGATCTAATACCCATTTTGCAATATCCATATCTACATATTGTTTGGGAATATACCAAGTTTGTTGCGCTCGCTCGTCAAATTCCTCAACCGTTAGTTCACTGTCTTTGTATGGTATAAGTTTGGGCAAGCTTTCAATTTGAAGAGTATTATTAAATTGAATTTGTGTTTCAATCAACATATTTTTAATGGTGCGTTTTGGATCTTGCAAATACAGCGAGCATAGATCCAATTCTGTAAAAATTTGTTGACCGTAGATATCACTTCTCATAGAAAGATGATAACATTATTGTTGAGTAATGTCAAACTTTTTGGGTGTTATTTTCAGTGTCGATAAGAAATAAAACTTCACTATTTTTATTTATGGGTATAGTATTAGCTAGCTCAGTTGTTTCTGGGTTGATTTTCCAACCCAATTCTACATCGCTCCAATTTGAATTTAGCTTGTGTAGTTTTACAATCTTGTCTTTTTTGGTAGATTTTTTTACATCTGATACATGCATGTTTGAATTTTTCCACCAAAACCCATCTGCTTCTAGTGGACCAAAATTATCATCAAAGTCAATCATATAAGTTACACCATCACTAAGATGTGAACCAAATTGAATATCGGTTAGATAGTACTTGCTTTCTGTTATTGCATTTACTTTGGAAAAGATGGCCATTGCAACTACCTGATCATACGGTTCAACTGGTAATGTGCTAACTTTCATTCCTATATTAACCAAAGTTTCTATAGCTTTGTGTTCAGTATCTTTGATAAAAATTGAATCTGAAAAACAATTCTCAAACAAGTATTTTATTCTTTCTAACCCAATCTGCTGATCATCGTGATCCTCAGTTACTAGTTCCATGAACAATGTGGCAGTGTACATTGTCATAAAAAATTTACCTGAAAAATATATTCCAGCAGTAAAATTAAATTCTCGTTGAATTCTAGTAGACACGGTTAGCCTTCTTTTTTAACATTGATTTTACTATTTGCATTATTCTTATTCAATAACTCATCCATTCTTTTATTATATTCTGTTTTATAACTATCTATAACCATATATAATTGATTTATCATAACTCGATTTTGCATTCGTTGGGCAAAAGTAAGCTTGCCCAACAATTGAGTTATGGTAGTTTGTAACTCTTCTAAACTCTTTTCTGATAAATCTGATATAAAAGGATGCGACATATGAGTTATTTATTACCAAGAACTTAGCTGCGTTCTTTTCCAAATACTAGTGCCTTGATAAATGGTTGCTATAGCGTTTCCTGAACCAGTGGTCAGTGCCGTTTTTTGTCCAGCTACACCATTATATCTTGTTAGTGAAATTGAAATATTTGGGCTAGCAACATTCTCTACATAATAAACCGTGTTTGCTACTAGCCCACCAAACATAGTACCAGTAAATATGATTGGGTCATTATTTGCTATACTGGTTGTACTGTTTAGTGTAACTACATAGTCTGTTGTTGCGCTAACAGTCATTAACCCATTTTCTGTAGTTAGTGCTGTATTTGCTCCACCTGTAGTAGTTGAAACGGTTATTCTTGAGTTTCCAGTGAATATATCCTTAACATAGTAAGTTGTATTTGCACTAATATTTCCAAATACACCGCCAAATGTACCCACACAATTTCCTGAAGCACTTGAAAGAGTTACATTACCGCCACCAAATGTAGTACTTAGTGTTATATTTGAATTACCTGGGTAGATATTTGTTATATAATAAGTAGTTGGAGTTAGTCCACCAAAAGTTGTTCCTGATAATCTAATACTACCACCCACTACCATATTAGTGGTAGTTGAAACAGTTACCACATCTGCACCAGTATAAGTAGCGGTTATATAAGAATTTGAACTAGATCCTGAGAATGTAACTGGATACCCAGAAACTAAATTAGTAGTACTACCTACTGTAATTACATTACCAGTTGATGTAGTATTACTCGCTGTTGTAGTAGTTAGTACTTGGGTAGTTGTAGTGGCTATTCTGGTGAGAGTATTAGCATCATATGCACCTGATGCTACATAAATGTAACTAATAGGTGAAACAGTCATTGTTCCTGAAGCTGTAGATAAGTTTACTGCGCTGCTAGGACCTGACACTGTTCCAGGTTGAGTTGAAATAGTAAAAGTAGTAGGTGAGGGTATAGTTCTTACATAATAAGTTGTTCCCGCAACGACGCCACCAAAGGTTACTCCATTAAATTCTATTGGCATATCTAAGTAAAATCCAGCAGTACTATCACAACTGATAACATCATATATGTCCTCTGTAGCAGTACAAGTAGCAAAAGCTAGCGAGGTACTAGGATCAATAGAAACAGTACCATTAGTGTCGCCTGGTTGACCAATTGGAGAAGGGGCTCGCTGTACTATTTGCGAAGTTTGTCTTGGGCGATTGAAAGGTTCGATTGTTATCGTATTACCACAATCTACTGTGCTAAGTCTGTATTCTAATTGAGTGACACCACTGGGTATGCTGATAGTAGCTACATTTGCGATATTGGCAAAGTTTTCTAGTGTCTCGACACCATAGCTACCATTCATTGAAACTTGACTCGGGAAAGATATTACTGCGTTTGCATTTGATACTGCTAGTTCTAATTGAACATTGCTTTGTGTGCCTGCAGGTGCCCAACCAGCAAATTGAATAATGGTATTCCCTGCTATAGTACCATACTGTACATCACCTAATGAAACATTTACTACTAAACTACCTGAAATACTATTGCCCAAATTATAAGTACTTGCTCTAAAGCTTCTGGTTAGTGCATTACTGATAAGGGTGTTAGCCATATCATTGTTAACCGTAGTATTGTTCAGTGCTGATTTAACTACTACTTTGTTTTGTAGGTCAGTAATTTCAGTACCAGCAGTGTTTAGGTTAGTTTTGATAGAGGTAAAGTTATCTCTAAATCCCTGACTGTTATTATTAACGCCAGGGACTGGATAAGTTGCGTCTATGCCATTCGTGTTTATTGTACTCATATTTTATATTCTCTTATTCTGTATTTAGTATTGTGCTTTGTCTGGTAAAATTGTTTTTCTTGGGAATAGCACATAGAAATCGGTACTATCAAGAGGATCAGGAGGGGGAGTAGCACTTGGTAAGCTAGTCCACTGGGGAGGATCCGCTAGGGTATCATAATTGTATGTAGCACTCTTATCCACTGTAAATCTGTCTAATTGGAAATTGATTACATTTAATTTATATGGCCATTCCTTATTGATATTGTTTTTTATAATTTCAGCATAAGTAAAATAATCAATAACTACATTACCGTTTTTATCAGTATGGGTTCGCTTCAGGCCAGTCTTGGCGAATTCAGCATACGTTAGTGCCACTCCATCAACTACTATTCTGGGCTTTGTATAGCATATAACCCAAGCTTGAGTATATCCTAGTGTATTACCATCAGCTTGTTGTGAAGTCATCCAAAGTGGCAATAAGTTACTATTTTTGTCTTGCCCAACTTCAATAGATATGCGTTCGCGCATATTGTATAAACTATTAGGATATAATCGTTGTGCTGTACCTGAGGTTAGCGCGGTATAATATTCTTTATCTCCATATAGTGTATCTGATCCAAAAATATAACTAGTAAATGTATCTACCAATGAAGTATACCAAAAACCTAAATTTAATGGGATAGGTCTAGGCCAAACAATTTCTATTGGAATGCTAATACCCTGAGGATTAACTAAATCATCAATAACTTCACTATACACTACTTCGTATATAACTTCTCCCACTGCATTTTTTGCAACTGCTGTTTTAATTTCACCTAGAGTTATATATCGCCAATAATAGTTTTTCTCTTTAATTGCTTCTAAATATCTTTCAATATCACTTGCATAGATTCCATATGCATGTTCATATATAACACTGGTTGCTTTACCAAAATAAACATCATTGGGTCTATAAATCATTTCTGGTGGTATATAAGTGTTGGTATCGAGCAGTGTTCTTAGTATTTGTCGGTCATTTAATGGGGGAGTCGCTTTTATATACAGCGTTTCAGTTGGTCTATCATATGCTTGTACAACGGTTAGTGTAAAAGTTTTTGAAGAAGAAATAGCTGTAAACTCAGTTGAATAAGCTTCTACGGTAAAGGTAAATACTGTTTCATCACCGATCTCTAAAAGAGTACCAGTTGGTTGATCAGCAACTCTACCAATAATGTCCCCTGCTTCAGCTAATGATAAGTTAGGTGGGAGTGATCCTGAGGTAATTCTATATTTTAATACTGCATCTGCCGTAGCTGCAACCGCTAAATCACTAATACCACCGTTGTATATACTACCTAAATTGCTATCAGTACGCCAAATAACAATATCAGTAATTTCTTTTCTAACATTAAATGCAAAATTATAAATCGCACTGGTATAACTAGATGACTCGGTTTTATATACTAATACACTAAAAGTAAAGGTAGTGATTCCTCTTAGAGGAATAGTGGGTATGCCCGTTATCCAACCAGTTGTAGTATCGCCCGTCAAACTTGATGGCAAGCTTAAAAAATTATAAGATATATCGTCACCGTCAAAATCATGTCCTATAACCTTGAAGGCAAAATAATCTCCACTAACAAATGTACCTATCATTGCTTCTACACTTGGATCAACAGGTGGTAATACATAGTAACCATAGTATGGATCTTGATCGGTTAACAGATAAGTCAGAGGTCTAGTATTTAAAATAACAGGTAGTCTAGTGTTAGGTAAATTGCCTGGGCCACCTTGTTCAACTGGCGTATTTTGATTTATGACAGTAATAGAATAACTACCAATATCGCCGCCCAATGGACTAGTTAGTTCTAATGTAAATGGGTATGTACGAATAACAGGAGTACTAACTGAAATAGCTGGTAAAGTAACTGTCATTAATCCGGTATCAGTCGTTAAATTAACTG